TGATGTTGGAGGAGTTGCAGAAGGAAATGGCCACTCGTTATCATTTCTCAATGTCTGAGTCCATTCATGTTCTTCTTTTTGCGGCTCATCCTCCGTGAATATTTCTTCTTCTACAATATCAAGGTGGCCATCAAAGTAGAACCCTACACCGCGTAAGAATTGCTCAAATGATTCAATAACACTCATCAACGACTCTTGTGTCACTTCGTGTGTTACTTTATTACCATCGACCCCACCACGCAAGTCTGTATGTTCGCAAATAAATGTATACTTACTCATAGTTTGCCTTTTCACCATCTTTAGTAAAGAACACTTCAATTTTCTTCTCGTCGTTCCACTTCTTACAATAATCATTGTCAACATCACACAGCTCAAGTGCTTCTGTAAACGGAATAACACGGTGGCTAACAATTGTTTCACCTAAATGAAATTGCGAAAATTCCTTCGCTTCATTCATAGTCACTGTATCGAGTGCCCACTCAGCTTTGCCTTTTGGTACTTGACACATATAGCGTTGACGGAATTGAGAAACGCACTCAACGAGTACCCATTCTTTCTCATTATCTTTTTCAATCTTTTTCATAGTCCATGTCCCATCTTTGTTATCAATCCATTCGATATCATCGCCAAGATTCCAACCAGCTGCTAACATCATATCATCAGGTAACTGAATGTACGTGTCATCAGTTTTCTCATCATACTTTACATCAGCTGTCCAAGTAGTTCTACTCATCACCATCTCCCATCATCAAGCCAAAAAGATATTTTAACGAATAAGAACTTAAAAGTCCACCTCGTATCACATTCTCCCATCTCACTCACATGGCGCTCCCAATGAGGAAGAGCCCACCAATGCAGGGGATTGAGATGAAAGGTAACGACTGCCCCGCTATAGCGAAACCAGTCGTACCATTGTACCTTAGGTATCATCAAATGTCAACGATCTTGAGTTTGAATGTATCGGCAATTGATTCGTAGCTGTGGTAACCCCGAGGATTACACACAACACGAGTAGAGCCAATCATATAATCAAACAGCTCGTGCGTATGACCATGTGTCCACAATTTAATTTGTGGGCTACTGAGGATCAACTCCGAAAGATCAGAATGATATCCCCCATTCATAATAACATCACCAACATATCGTGGATGGCAACTAGCGTGAGAAGGTGTATGGTGACTACACACAACGACCTTATCGGTTATTGTATTGTCCAACACACTCTTCAGGAATCCAAGAAACTTCTTGTGATCTTCCAAAGCATCCTCCGGCGAGAATCTACCCACACGAGTTCTAAAGGTTGGCTTATCAGGATTTTCATTATCATCAAAAGTTTTATAATTAACAACACTATTGCTATTTTCAACGCAACGAAAGTCGTTCATCTTTTTAGCAATTGAATGGAGCGTGAGTGGATCTTCTTTATTAAAGTCAGTCCACATCGTACCACCAGCAAAGATGATGTTGTCAATCTTTACAGTCTCTTTATCAAGAAAGTGAACGTTATCAAATTCAGTAACAAGAGAGAAGATAATACCTGGTGTGTATTTGAAGTCACCATTGTAGTGCTCATGGTTACCCATAAGATAGATTACATTCTTGTAATTATCACTACACATCTTGAAGAAGTCGCGATGCGCTTTTCTTCCCTTGCCATAGCGAGCATCTTCTGTAAGATGGTTGGCAACGAGAATGTCCCCACCTAAGATAAGGACGTCAGCTTGTTCTTCGTTTTTAAAAATAGGGGAGTCGGGCTTGAACAGATCAAACTCGAGATGAAGGTCACTACAGATAGCAATTTTCATAATATAATTCCTTTCACACTCTAATTATACCCTTTTATCACATTATTGTCAACGTCTTTGTCCTCAATGTCTATGCCAAGTTCGTCCGTCATGTATTGGGTAAAATCGTCTAATAATTCTTGCTCGGAGGCACAACTAACGTCTGATAAGAAAGCGTCGATGTACTTTTTTGCTTCTTGGATTTCATCATAGTGAACACCGGGATACTCCATCATTAGATCGCTAAGATCCATTGACTTCAATTCATCATATGTCCATTCTTTTGAGTAGTCGAGCGAATACCAAAGACTGAGCACTTGCTCTCCTCGAGTAGGACCTGAGCATGCATTCCAGAATGAATACCAAGGCGAGTTGGACCAACGTGAGTAACTCATCTTGTATATAGACTACATCGATGTGGCTATCTGGATCCCTGAACCGAACATTCGGTTATAGTTGTTTAGCATGTCTAGACTTGGTTCAAATTGAACAATGACGTGCTGAGAGTTAAATGCAAACGTTCTATTGTCTGCATAAGGTAGGAATGGCATTAGCCCAAGGCTGTATTGGCCTTGAGCTTGACCAGGCATCATTATTACTGATGCTACATCTTTTACAATCGTTTGTGCTGTCCCTTGATAGGACAACTTACCAATCACTTCTTCGCCTGAAGATAACTTCAAGCACATAATCTTATCCATAATTAATCCTTAACGGGGTTTCAAATATTTGCGAGCCTCAGCTTGCTTACTTTCCTGTATTACTTCTAATAAGACAACAAAAAAACGTTTAATTCCTTTTAATATTTTCATATCATTCCTCTACGTTGTAATCTTTTAATTCTGTTTTCTACATCGGCATGGTCAACGGAGTCGGCCAAGTATGCTTCGATTTCACCTTTGTAAGAAAAGGTAAATGTTTTCTTTACCCATTTCCAAAAGTCTGCTAATGCGGGAGTATCCACACCCGCTAATGGTTCTAGTTCGTTATGCATGTTTATACCCATATGTGTTTTAGATAAAAAGAAAGCCGAGGTTGTCCTCGGCCTTCTTCGCTAGTGTTAATCTACTAGGAGTTGTTTCTCAGTCTTAGCTTTTACTGATATTTTCTTTGGCTGCTTGTGCTCTGGAATCAAACGCTCCAATGCTATTTTAAGCATACCGTTAAAAATTTCAGCATCCTTGACTTCGATTTCATCGTTCAATGCAAATGTACGAGTAAACGCACGGTTTGCAATTCCTTTGAAGAGGAAGCTTTCGCTTTCTGCGTCGTTTGCAATATTACCACGAACAACTAACTTACCATCATTCATTTCAATGTCGATATCTTGCTGACCGAAACCGGCAACAGCAATTTCAATAGTATAGTGATTATCATCATTCTTGCGAATGTTGTATGGAGGATAGTTAGGAATGTTCTTTGTTAAGTCGTCGTGTAGTTTTTGCAAGTTGTTAAACTGCTCATCAAACCCGATGAAAAAACGGTCGAAGTCTTTCCCAAGGAATTGTGGTATTAGAGTCATAGCCGTCTCCTTACTTAGTAGCGAATGCTTTTTTCGCATCGATGGAAGCAGCAGCTGTTCCAACAGATGTGTAAAAATCAAATGCTGACTTTGCAACATCCTTCGCGAACGAAGCTTGTGCATCAATAAAAGTCTTGAGAGGTTGTTTGAGTTCTTTGTTAGTTACGAATGTATCTACAAAAGAGGTTTTGGCGCCTTGAATAGCGTCGATGGTTGTGTTTACGCTTGATAACATAATGTTCTCCTTAATTAAGCGAGTTTAAAATAACTACCCCGAAGGCGTAGTAATGATCCTGCTTACTGTTACAGGGACGCCATATCGTTGCGTCAGTACTATTATGTATACGTTCCCATCCCTGAGATATGGGTATTTATACTACTTTATTTGTTCAAGCAGCTAATATTTCTTTCCAACGGTCAGCAGCGTAACTAGCAGCGAATGCTTGTGGTTTTACCAAAGGAGTGACGTTGCATGTTCCTTTAATGTAGCCAATTGCTTGACTAACAACACAACTAGAACCATACTCTTCTTTGGGGTTAATGTCAAGGTGTACTTCAATATCATGCTCGACAATCTGCTCTACTAATTCCAAATACAAAGCAGATACCTTATACACTTCGTTCATTAAGCGAATAGACGGTCTGTTTTTCTTAACATCATAATCGCGTTCACGTTCAACAGCGCCAAAGATTTTACACCCATGACGTCCATTGATATGAACGACAACAGCTAATGTGTAGTCAGCATACCACTCACCTTTATACTTAAAACGTTCTGAATCGCAACCGATATAAATTTTAGTATTTGGACCACAACTATCTACGAAAGCTTTTACTTTTTCTACGTCTATTTTTTTATCTAACATGATACACTTTCGTGGTATTTGGTACCTCGTTGGAGAATTGAACTCCCGTATCCACCGTGTAAGGATGGCGTTCTACCATTAAACTACCGAGGCCTCATTACATTGTAGGACCGTTACCGTTCCTAAATCCTACTCCACCACCTTCATCTTTGATTCGTTTAATAACATCTTCAAAAAGAATTGGAGCAAAGTCTGGGGTTTGTTCGACACACACACAGTGGTAGCGAACATCTATCTCTGGACCACGCGTCCACATCCTCATTACACGGTTGGCGTGAGTGTGTCCGTGAATGTTTGTACCAAAGCGACCTAGGCTGTCTTCGTGGATGGGAATGTGACTCAAGATCATCCCGTTCATTACATGATACGCACGCAACTCGCGAAAGTGTTCTCTATATTCTTCATCCCTAAAGATATCATGGTTGCCTCGGATTAAAACCTTATCTCCGTTCAGGC